TGGTATTATTCATTTCGGATTTTATAAACGATATATTTGTCCGCATAGCGTCCGCCACTCGATAACCACTTTCCAAGAGCCTACGCAATTTATACATTTCTGGAACGTTTACGTTTGCTTCGTTGGTTGCCCGTGCTACGCTAAAACCTTCCTTTACTTTGTTGTGAATTACTGCCTCGTAACGTTCGTGGGCTTCAGTTCTAATTGTTTCAATGTAATATAGGTAAGATGTTAAATCCTTTAAATGGTTGTTTAGTTTAACTCCGTCTAATTGGCTTTTGTTATAATCTTCTATAATCTCAGCTATTTTATTTAGTACTTCATTCATTCCTTAACTGTTCTAATTCTAATAATAATTGCACAAAATCTTCTAATCTTAAAGCACAATAATCTTTTTCAAAGTTCTTTGTAAATACTACTAACGGCTGTTTATGTGAACCAATGCAATCATTTGCAGACTGTTCTAAAGCCTTCCAAATGTTAAGCTTTTCTTGGTTCTTACATTCCCAGTTAAACTCTGATAATATGCCTTGAGTTGCCATAATATCCCCTTTAATACTTAAGCCACCACTATTAGGAGTTCTTCTAATTTCTGTTTCAAACTCTCTACTAAGATACTTTGCTACTTGCAACTCAAAACGTTTTCCTTTTTTTTGGCTATTCATATTTTTTTAGTTTAATAAAATAAATTCTAAGGGTATGTCAGAAAACGTATCTGTACACCAATATTCTTTCCAAACTTCTTTTTCAGTAATTATTGGAGATAAATTTAATGTAACATAAATTGGTTCATTCTTATTATAAAAATAAAAATCATTAATAGCGTAATCTATTACAATACATTGAATTGGTTCTTTTTTAAAGTCGCCATCTTCATAAAAACTTACTTGTGTTTTTTCTTTAATTAATTTTTTAAATTCATTCATCTTCTTTTGATTTTATTCATACATTGTTTTACCTACTAACACACCTAAAATAAACACACATATAAAAGCTATTGATATAGATATAAAGTAGGTTATCATTTTAATAGTGTTTTAAGTTCTTTATTTTGTTGTTTAATTCTAGTATTTAGTTTATTAACCTCAACCTTTAATGTTTCAATTTTTAAATGTTTCCTAGCGTTGTTTAGTTTGGTTTCTCTTAACTCCTTTTGTACTTCTTCTAGTTTGCCCTGAAACAAATTTAATAATAGTAATACGTCACTTAAAACCTCTAGGTTTTTTAATTGTGGTTTACTTTTAGCTTTTTCTTTAGCTTTTAATATAAGTATTTGAAAGCTGTTTTTAATATTAATTACCTGTAATAAATCCATTCTATATATTTAAAGGGTTAACACCTCCAAGAGTAAAGCCTAGACCGTTGTTATAATCAAACCTTAACGGATCGCCTAGCATTGTGGGGCTTCCTCCAGTTTCTTTGTCTTTAACTTTGTAAACGTGTAGTTCTGTCATCATCCACAAATCTGGGTGCGATATTAATCTGTGAATACATATAAAGTCGTCTACCCTATTAGGGAACACTTGCCCCCCTTCACAGTCTGCTTTTCGTGGTGGTTGTATATGTCCGTTTAAAATATGGTCTGCGGGGTAAACCCTCCTAGCTGCTTCGGTCTGCGGGTGCATACAAACGTAAACACTCTTGCCCGTTTTATTACAGAACTCCCTAACTAAATTACAGAAAATATAATTACGTTCAAAAATAGGTGTGTTTCTTGGGTGGTTTAATCCAGTAAAGGGATCTATTACACACCCGTCTACTTCTGCGTCTGCAAAAATATTTAATAATTCGTTAACGGTGTACATTTTAGAGTTATCTAGAAACTTAAAATATTTACTTATTTCTTGGTTGTAAAAGTCTATTTTACTTTTTATAATGTCTTTAAATTTAACACCTAACCACATTTGTATAATATCCCTTTTAAGTTGACCAGCTCTATTTTCACCGCTCCAAATAATAAATTTTTTGTTGTTTAGTTTTGCCTGACAAAGTAAATACCAAAGCAACCAAAACGTTTTACCGCAATTGTCCAACCCTAGACACATTACAAATTGAGCTTTTTTTAAAACTAGGTGTTTGTCTAACATTGGCAAACCAACTCCCAACCCTTGTTTAATTCTACCGTCTTTATAAGCGTGTAAGTATTTTAAAGTTTGTTTATCGTCTAAAATCATTTCGAAAGTAGTTTTTTAACGTCATCACTTACTTTCAAAAGATTATCGTTGTCGTATTTATCTTTTTTTATCTTATCTTTTCTTAATGCTTTAGTGTTACTTAAGCCCCCCTTAAGCTTGGCTTGGGTTTGGCTTCCGCCTTTACGTCCATTTTTAACCCTTTTTTCGTGTAATTCTATAAATTCCTTATACTGTTCGTCAAGAAATTTAATGTTAATATTGTTTTTTTTTGTTTCAATTAATCCATTTTCTATTAATTGCTTTAGTATTTTTTCGTCTTTTAAACGCATTAATAATTTATTATAACACATTTTACAATTGTTCGCCCAATAGTGAGCCATACAAGTCGTAAACGCCCCCTGTAATTCAAATGGTAAGTAATTAATATCGCCAGAAAGCCATTGTTCTGGAAAAAATTTTAAGTACGGTAGTTCTTTACTCATAGTTGTTTTGTTAATTGTTCTTTTGTTAATATATAAAAATATTTATCAATTTTATTGTTTTGTGTAAATTCCGTTCTATACGGACATTTTTTAATAACAATATTAGACTTTAAAAAATAGTCTTTATTTTCCTTTAAGTTATAAATAAAAATACCTTTAGGATCTGAAACAATATAAATTGGGGTTTTTTTTTGGTGTTCTGCAATCATTAATAAACGAAAAAGTTTATCAACTTGTATTAATTTTTGCTCGTAGTATTTACTTCTAAATTTGTATTCAACAATATAATTTTTATTGGTTGAGTCGTAATAACAAAATTCGTTTTTAGTGTTTATTAAATCTAAATTTAATTTACTGTTTAAGAACTTTGTTAGTTCGATTTCTTCCGCTTTCATTAAAATATTCTTAATTGTTTTTTATGTTGTTCTATTCTTTTTATAGCTAAATCAAAATATTCTTTGTCAAGTTCACAAGCGGTTAAATCAAAACCTAAATTGTGACAAGCTATTGCTATTGAGCCACTTCCTAAATGAGTGTCGAGTATTTTATCTCCTTCTTTTGCATATAAATGTAAAAGCTTTTCGTATAAGTGCGAGGGCTTTTGTGTTGGGTGAAATCTTTTATCTCTATCTTTTGATAAATGGTATTTATACGACCTTAAAGCTCTATTGAAACTTGTATAAGCTAATTCACCATCTGAAAAATCAGAATCTCCATTTTGTTTATCCCAATAAAACCAACCCATTGAAGGTTTTTTAATTTTATCAATCATATAATTAGCTCCCCAAATAATTTGATTTTTACTAACCCTAAAAAGCTCATCAAAATACTCTTGCTTGGGTGTTTCACTATCCCAAATTTTACCATCTTTTTTGTATTCTTTTTTTCTTTTTTTATTACTATCACCTAAGTTCATTGAGTTTACATCAATACCATAGGGAGGATCTACAATAGCAAGGTCAAAGTGGTTATCTTCATACCTTGCCATTAGCTCCATATTATCTTCGTTAGTTATTTTCATTATAATTAATTTTCATTCTATAATTGTTTAAATAACTTTCCATAATTGGGCGAAAATCAGAAATAGAAGTAATTGCTGGATGGTTTATTTTTGCCATTTCTCTATATCTTAAAAACAATTCTTCCATTTCATTAATATTTTTATTTGTTTTTACATAGGCGACCGCTATTAACTCTCGGACACAATAAGCAGCTATTTTTTTAGATCCATAATCTTTGTATAATTCAGAAAATTTATTTAGTAAATATTTTGAAAAATTTAAATCTTCAATTTTACATAAACCTTTTTTAAATTTACATAAAACTTGCTTTCCAAAAAAACAATTTATTACATTACCTACTGAAATATTATTGTAGTTTGATTTATAAGCTTCATAAACAATTTTATAGTCTTTGTTTTCTCTAGCAAAAGCTTTTAAATAATCTAATTTATTCCAAGCTTTATTGCCATTATTCAAATTAATTATACAGTCTAAATGAATGTCTTTTTTATTGGTGTCTATCCAGTCAACAATATAAACAGGTATGGTTTTTTGATTTAATAGTTTTGCACTTTCCAACCTGTGGTGTCCTTCTATAATGTCACCACTAGACGAAACAACAATAGGCATTAACCAACCATAATTATTTAATTTATTTTTAAAATTTTCAGCGTGTTTTATTGTCAAATCTCTATTAATGTCAGCTATTTTTAATTTATTAATTGGAAATTTTGAGTTAAATTTTCCTGTTTTTATTTCTTTTGTTTCCATAGTTGTTATTTTAATTATTGTTTTTTAAATTATCGTAATAAAATTCTTTTTCTGCCTCGTTTAAATCTTCAAATTTATAGGCTGGTAAGTTGCCGTAATCCATTTCTTTTGTATAATATGGTTCTTTTTTACTTCCTAAATAAGCTTTATTTCTAAATATGTTTCTACTATTATAATTAAAATTGTATTTAATAATTGTTGAATAGCTAATATTTAATATTTCGCTTATATCTTTTAGACTAAACCCTAAAGTTTTAAGTATTATAAACCTATTATAGATATAGTAATTAATTCCTTTTGACAACATACCAACCTTTACTTATAAAATATTTAACTCAAAACGGTAAATCGTCTTGATCGTCAACATTATCTTCGACTGTTTTAGCTTCTGGTTGCCATTTGTCAACGCTTAACGAAACATCTTTTCCAAATTGGTCAGCTTCGTCTTTAATGTTAATATTTAACCTTACGAATTTATGTCCTTTAAATTCTTCTATGTGTTCCTGTATTTTATCAATATTAATAGTTGCCTTTAACCAGGTTTCACTTTGTTTTTTACCGCTTCCACAGTAAACTTTTTTTTCACTCATTTTTGTTTGTTTTTGATTAATAAATAATTACGTCAGCTTTCCAAATATTTTACTGTCCCTAGCTAATAAATATACTAACTGACGCAATAAGTTAAAAGTTGTTAAAATAATCTTTTTTAAATGTGTTTTCTTTGTTTAAAAATTCTAGTAGCTTTTCAGTATTTACCCAAGCAAAAAACTCTTTTACATTTTCAATTAAAAATCTTTTATAGTCTTCACCCTCATAAGAATTGTTTCCAGCTTCTTTTAAAAACTCAACAATTTGGGATATAGTAACAAATTTAATTTTGTCAGTATGCAAAGTATAATATTCAGATAGTTTAAATATACTTGGTTTGTCTGGGTTGTTTTGATATTCTTTAATAGATATTAAGCAAATACTTAGATCCTGTATTTCTTTAACAAAAAAACCGCTCAATTTATCCCATTCTTTTTTCATTTGTTTAAGTTCTTTGTCGGTACACTTTACTCTAAAAGCTCCCCAACCTTCAGAACCAGCAACATATTTTAAGCCCGTTACGTCTTGCTCTAAAACCTCGCCAAATACACCCGTGTATTGTATTAAGTATTCTTTAACCATTTTGACTTTTATTATATTGTTCTGAAATTTGTTCTAAAATTGTTCTATATCGAATTACCTTTTCTTCTGCTTTTGCTTTAGACGTTTCTATTTCAATAATACGTTTATTAATATTTGAAAGCATTACATTTAAAAAGTATTTATGTCCTTCTTTATTCATTATTTTGTCGTTTAAATGCGTCTGCTTCAACGTCTGAATAAATACCATACTGATAAGCGTTAATTAATTTCAATGTCAAACGATCTTTTAAACGCTTTTCTGCCATAGCAAAAGGATAAGGAGCTTTACAATTCTTTGGTGAGGCTTCGCCAGTACTCCACTCCGTACGCTCTTTTAACGTTGCTTCGCCTAATATTGCAACATCAGTATCGATGTTTCGTAATAATTCAGGCTTTGAAAATGTAATACCTTCAATATAAGCAATTTTCTCAACTGCGTCGTGTGTTATTATCCATTTACTTAAAGTACCTCTTTTAAGCTCCCAAAAATCGGATTTGTTAAGGTGGTATTTTTTAGCTAGTTCTTTTATGTCCATCTTCAATAAATTTTAGTGTTAATAATTGTAGTTGTTTAGTCTTTGAAAGTATAAAATTACAACGTACAATATTTACGTTTAATAATCTTAATTTCGTTTTTAAGTTTTCCAGTTCCTTAATTTCCTTTTCAAAACCATTTAAAAGACTTATAAGCGACTCTATTTTAATTTCCTTATGTTTCTTTATTAAAATGTTTTTGTGCCAATTAACACGATTTAAAGACGCTTTAACGTTGTTTAATAAATCCTGTTCGAAATCGTGGCGTTGCCATTGTTCCAAACGGTCTTGAATATGGCGGTAGTGTGCGTTTTCTTCCCTTGTTAAATTCATAGCTGTTCTTTTATAGTTTGTAAAATTTTTAACAGTTGCATAAACTCACCATTATTAATACATAAATTATAATCGGTTTTAAAACTATTAAAGCTTACAGTTGTTGTGTCGTGGTTTTTACTTAGTTCTATATCAACCTCTGTATGGTGGTCGGATAGTGTAAAAATGTTTTTACTATATTTAATCTCTGTTTCCATCTTTTATTTTTTTAGCATTAGACTTATTAAACTTTTCCATTAGTTCAACTATTGTAGCTGAATAATTTAAACCAAGTTTCTCATTTGTTTCTTTGAATTTGTGCATAATGTCCTCTTTTCCTTTTTGGACGTAAAATGTTCTTACCATTGTTTTAAGCGTTAGTTATTAAATAAAATAAAATTTTGTAACTCAAATAAAAGGCGGTTACGATCGCCATAATATTAAATATTTCTTTTTTCATAGTTGTAATAAAAAAAGGGTGCTATTATACACCCTTGTAAAGTTTATTAGTTTAAAGCATTTTTAATTCTATTTGCGGTTTAATATTTAATGCATCACAAAATATTTGTGCTAATTCTTTAGACCTAAACTCTCCATATTCTTCACAGCCCTCAACATTTCTTTGAGAAACATTTTCATAACTCCAATATCTACCACCATTAAATTTAATATCTTTTTCCATTTGTAACCTCATAACCTTGAAAACTGACTGTGACGAATGCCTGTAAACAGCGTTACTGCATTCTATAATATTTTCAACCACCATAAATTTAATTTTAGTAGCAACTTTAACAGGTTTTTCTTCTATTAATAATGTTTTTGTGTCCATAATTGTAAATTTTTATTTTTTTGTTTCTGTAAATATATATATAAATACAACAAAAACAAAAAACACATTAAAAAACAATTAACAAAGAAATGTTAATACTAAAAAAAATGGGTAATTCGGGCGACCTGTCCGCCTGTTGGATGGTGGATAAAGCCCTCGATGGCGGGTAAATTTAAATAACCGTTGGAATGATGCCAAGAGTCAGGAGGGGAAGGGCTTCGCATTGTTTCGACACAAACCGAAACTATATCGTTTGAGCGTTTAGAATGGAAATGGTGTAAATAAATATATCTTCTGTTGCAATTCCCCCAAAGTTTAGGACATTCGGTCGCCATAATTAACGGTAGTTCGTTAGCTTTTCCTTTGTCACCGTGCGAAAATCCTAATAAATTACTTTCGTAACCAACGTATTTACGGTAAGCTGGGGAAACATCAAAAGAAACATCTTGGCAATTTTTAAAATGTGTTTGTATAAGTTGAGCCAAGTAAAAACCACTTTGGTAGTCGTGGTTTGAAGGGCAGTAAACACAATGTACGGGAGCAATTTTTAACAACGTTTCTATAACCTCAACGTAGAGCTTTTTAGCCATTAAGAAAAGTTCGTACCACATTAACCCGTCACTATCTACTAAAGTTCCTTTGGTTGTCTTGTTGGGTGTGTCGTAGTGTAAAATATCGTTTCCTAGAACTAAACAAATCTTATTTATTGGAAACCCTTTAACTTTATTTAAAATCCCGTTAACACCCTTAATAACACGAATAACGGCTTCCTGTGTGTCGTAACTCTGCCCCGTTTCTAGTTCACTAGCAATTTTCCCCAAATGTACGTCTGCGGGATCTATAACTAGCAAATGGTTGTTAAGGTGTTTAGTATATTCGAAAGGTTCGTAATTGGGGGCGTGTTCCTGAAAGCTTTCTAGCATTTCGGAATAAAATTTGTCTTTTTCCTCTTTTCTGTATTGTGAGTTTTTAAAAAATAAAGAGGCTTTTTTAGACTTAATCCAACCGTGTTTAATATCGTTTGGGTTAATACCTTCTTGTTGGGCTTCATCTCTAATTCTTCGATATTCTAAAATTATCTCGGCTTCGTCAGGTTTTAACCTAAATCTAGGATTTGATTTTTTTTCTTTATACCTATTTTTGTGGTCTTTATTTATTCCCCTGTCCTTCACTTTGTTAGCCTTTTATATATTACCAACAACACAAACAAAGCCAACCCAATATAAATTAAACTTTGGTACTTTTCCCACCAGTCAAGCTCCTTGTAAACGACTTTCTCAATCGGAATAATTTTCTCCTGTATAATCGTATCCCCAAAGCATATATATTCGTGGTGTATTTCTCTGGTAAGTGTGTCATAAAAGTATTTTAAAAAAACTTTTTCGGTATTTATTACAGTATCGTGTGTAGAAACTTTAAATATTGTAGTTGTATCGTGTTCAATAGTAGGCACTATAATAGTATCAACTATTTTAATAGTGTCTAATTCTACTAAATCAGGAAACTTTTTAATTAACCTATTCATTCTTTTTTGAGGTGAACAGGCAACTAATAAAACTACCGTGAGAACTTGGACAATATACCCTTTAAAGCCTTTTTTAACCATAGTTTTGTGTTATCTGCTTTAAATAAAAATAACGCCAATGAAAGGCACAATATTACGCAGAAGTCAATTAAATCTAACTGCCTCCAGTAAAAAGCGTAGACGTTTAACCCTAATAGAGCCAACCCTATAATATTAGTTAAAATATTTTTTTGTTTATCATTCATTTTACTAAGTTTTACGATCCGCAACCTACACATTCAAAATGTGAATCGGTTGGTTTTACGTTGTTTAATTTCATTTCTAATTGGTGGATTTTATCTCTTATTTCCATATCCTTTAACATATCGCCCGTTAATTGGCGTTTTAATTCCTTAATTTGTTCTTTCATTTTATTTAGTTCTATTATCCCAACGAGCTTTGTTGCCCCTTCTGTCGTAGTGTGTAAATGTGTTGTATCTCCCGACTCCACCTTCCTCTATTGCGTCAATCCTTATTAATCCCTCTATAATGTCCGCTACCTGGTCGGGGGTGTAACCTTTTACCGTAATATCTGTTGCGTTGCCTGTTAAATGTTCAGAATATTTCGCCCCCCCTATCTTTGAATTGTAAGACGGTGAACGGTACGCACTATTTATTGTTACGGTAGCGTTACAAAAATCTCTAATTGTTTGTAAATTGTAAGCGTGAACTTGTACGTTTTCGAAAACATCTAAAGGCATTTCCGAACCATCGTTACAATTAAACTCCGATTTACTAAAATTCTTTGTTAAATCACCCATTAGACTCTCTTCTTTTTTGTGTTCTAGCTGATTTCTTACGGGCGTTTTGTAAAAGGCGTTCCTCCATCTTTGCAACCTGTCGATGTAGTTCGGTGTTTTCTTCGATTAAAGCGTCAATTTTAAGCTCAAGGGTTTCAATCTTTTTCTTTAGTTCGTCAATAACTTTAACTGAAAGGTTGTCAGTACGTTCTTCCTTTTTGGCTTTAATATCAATTCTTTGTTTGATAATTCCCCAAATTTCCTTTAGTCCTAACGCAGTTACTAACCCCGTTATTATTACGATAAGTGAATGATCTTCCATATTAAAATTATTTACCCTGTCCACGATAGGCTTTTTTATAGTTTCTACTGTTTTTTAATTTACTCGTTTTACTTTTAGCGTGTACTCCCCTTCTTTTTTTTGTCGCTTTTGCTACTATGTCAATTATTGCTTTTCTCATTTTTTAGCTACTTCCTCAATTGGTTCACTCCAAGCTTCAGTACTCATTAATTCTAAAGCCTCTGAGTGTGTTAAAACTTGTGAAGGTGTTACACTACCATCTTTAATAAAAGTAGGCTCTACATTGTATTTAATTACAAATAAAGTATCGTCTAAACTTCTTCTAATTGTTGAAGCAGCACTTTCACCAACTTGGCTAAAGTCAATGTTTTGTAAATCTGTTGCTATGTTGCAAATTGCGTAAGTTTTGTTATTTTCCATTTTTTTATATTTTAACTTGGTACATCTGTTTCTCTATCTGCTTCTACCATATTATACGATAAAGAATTAGAAGTACTATTAGAAGCTTCACCTACTCTATCTTCTATGGTCATATTTGTTGAAGTTCCATCAGCACTTCCAACTGAATCAGGTACAGTCCAGTTAGTGCTAAATGTTGCATCTTCACCCATACGATACCAAAGTATTGGAGCTGTAGATAAATCGTTAAGATCGTTAGGAACTCCTGAATTATAGATAGAAGTTATATTTGCAGAGGTTAACTTGTAGTTAAATATGGAAAGTTCGTCTACTTGTCCATCGAATAAATTGTTTGCACCTTTTACCCCTGCATCAGTAGACCTTGAGCCTATTTGCATATTTGAAGTAGTTGTTGAAACACTACAATCACCTGTTGCAGTTGAGAAAGTACCACTACCAGCAGTTGAACCATCAACATAGAAAATATAATCATTAGTGTCTATTGTAATTGCTACGTGATGCCAATTACCATCATTAACATCAGCAGTTGAAAAAACTAATTCAGCTCCAGTTGCATAATTATTACTCCTACCAAAAGTTAAGAAACTATATCCACCACTAGGGTTATAAGAAATACCAAAGTTAAAAGGAATATGTGAGTTTGCTCCTTGTTGTTGTCTAAGTTCTATTATAGTTGCTCCACTATACCAATAAAAGTGAGCAGCAGCATTTTGTGTTGTTTTTATCCAAGCACTAATTGAATAAGAGTTACTATTGCCTATTGATTGAAAAGCAGTTGGAACAGTTACAGAGTCAAATATATCTACATAATCGTCAACACCGTCAAACTCAAAACTATAATTACTTACCTTATCCTTGTTACTATTTTCAGGTAGTAACCACTGTGTAGATTTATAAGAACCATTTTCACCCATACGATACCAAGCTGTTGGAGGTGTAGTTAAATCATCTAAGTTATTAGGAACTCCTGAATTGTAAACAGTAGATACCTCTGCTCTTTGGTCAGTTGTCCATAGTGCCACCTCATCCACTTTGCAATTTGAATTATAATAATTTTCTCCAATAATTAAATCTTCTGTGCCTGTTGCTATAACTGCACTGGTATTTGCTGAAGCTTGTTC